GTTGATTATGTGAGGACGGTTTTAAAATGATGACGATGAACAATAGTTCTTTACAAACAACCTATGAAGCGTGGTATACATATCAAGGGTTGTATGCACATTTTAAGTCAGCAGATAGAAGATATGATTACTTTAAATATAATGGTAAATTAAAGTTTAGTGGAATAGCATCAATGGAAAAGAGTTTTATTAAACATGAACACAACGGACACTTTTCTATGCAGAGAAAAATATTTCAAGACTTAGGAAACAAATTTACGAATAAAGAAGCTTTGATATTCTTTTATCTTTCTCAATTTACTAATAATATTATGTATCCTTCTTTGTTTGATAGTGATATTTATGATGAATATGTTGAAAGGATGAATAATTTTTACTTGTATTTAGAGCAAGATGTTGATAGAATAAAGAGATATACTGATAAGTATGATATGTTTTTTAATGATCTATTTAATGTAGATGGTATTAACCATCCAGTTATTATGAAATTAAGTTTATCCAAAACTATATCATTAGAAACATTTGTAGTTTTAGATAAAATGTTAGGATTTATTTCTAATATTGATAAAGCATTAAATGATCCTATTTGGAAGGATCATAGTTTTTTAGCTAAGAATTATGAACCTTTCGTAAAGATTGATGAAAAAAAGTCAATGAAAATAATAAGGGATATTTTGATTAAATGACAGATTTTAGAAAAACACGAATTGAAAGTTTAATTTTAGAAAATCTTTTATATGATGAACATTATTGCAGTTTAGTCGGTATCTTTTTACAACCAGAATATTTTAAAGAAGTTTCTGAAAAACAAATATTTCTTGAGATACAAAATCATATAAAAGAATATAACGAATCCCCAAGCGTAGAATCACTTGCAAACATTCTTTCAAATAGAACTGATTTAAATCAAACTATATTTGATAATTGTTTAGAGAATTTACATCGTTTAGGAAAAGAAAAATCACATGATCCAGAGTGGTTGTTATCTGAAACAGAGAAGTGGGCAAAAGATCAAGCTGTATATAATGGTATTGTTCAAAGTATTTCTATCTTAGAAGGTAAGGATAAAAAATCTTCTAAGGATGCAATACCAGAAATTCTTACAGAAGCATTAGCAATTTCATTAGACAAAAGTATAGGACATAACTACATTGAGAATGGTGATGATAGATGGGAATTTTATCATAAGACTGAATCTAAAATTCCATTCGATATGGTAATGTTGGATAAGATTACCAATGGTGGAATATCACCAAAAACACTTACAGTTTTATTAGGTGGTACTGGTGTTGGTAAGACATTAGTAAAAACACATTTGGCTAGTCAATATTTAAAACAAGGATTGGATGTTTTATATATTACTATGGAAATGGCAGAGGAAAGAATTGCAGAGCGTATTGATGCAAATCTTTTGGATATTGATTTGTATGATTTACACCGTTTAGATAAAAAAACATTTGAACAAAAATTAAATAATTTAAAAATAGGTAAGTTGATTATCAAAGAGTATCCAACAGCAGGAGCTCATACTGGTAATTTTCGTGCATTAATTAGAGAACTGAAAATTAAAAAAGGATTTACACCGAAAGTTATTATCTTAGATTATTTAAATATTTGTTCGTCTAGTAGAGTGAAATGGGCAGCAAATATGAATACATACATTTACATCAAGTCTATTGCAGAAGAAATTCGTGGTTTAGCTGTAGAATGTAATGTTCCTATTATTACAAGCTCGCAATTAAATCGGGAAGGATTTACAAGTTCTGATCCTGATTTATCGAACACATCAGAAAGTTTTGGATTACCAGCAACAGCAGATTTGATGTTAGCTATTATGGCGAAGGATGATGGTTCTGGTGTTAATAATCAAATCTTGTTCAAGCAGTTAAAAAATAGATATAGTGATATTTCAATAAATGCAAAATTCTTAGTAAAGGTTGTTAAGAAAAAAATGAAATTGTATGATATTGAGGAAGTTAATCAACCTGTATTAGCTAATGATGGAAGTAACAAATACTATGATAAAAAATCTGATGCTAATACAAATTCAAATCCTTACAAGTTTACAGTAAAACCTCAAAAAAGAGGGGCTACTGTGTATGAGGATTGGAAGTTTTGAGATATTATAAATACCTATATAACCATTTAAGGAGTCGTTTTAATGCAAAATTTAACTATTTCTGAGGGCTGGTTTGATGGCTTTAAGGAAAAGGATGAAGCACCTATATTAAAAAAGTTATGTGAACATAAGGCAAATACAACTACTTTAGACCATGAAGTAGGCATTGAATATTGTAATTTTTGTGGTGCTTTGGGACATTATAGTGTCGATAAGGATATGGTTGAGTGGAAATTACCAGAATTTCTAGTAAAACAGAACTATAATTGACAAAAGTATTATAAATAGTATTATAACAAATAAAATAGAGAGACATTATGGCATCTATATTCAGAACATTTTTAGAAAAATTAGGCGGTTCAACTGCTGCTAATTACATTGGAAAAAAAGGAGATTTGTTTTTTGACCCCGATCAAGCTACACCAGTATTAAAAGTTTCAGATGGTGTTAATGCTGGTGGTGTTTCTATAACAGGTGTTGGTGGAGATATGGGTGGAACTATGACTTCTCATATTATTCCAGATACAGATAATGTTTATGATTTAGGTTCAGCAGAGTTTAAGATTAGAGATGCATATATTTCTGATAATACAATTTATATGGGAGATCATGCAACTATTAAATCTGAAGGTACAGCAATCGTTGTACAGGATTTAAAGACTGGCGATCTTCATTTAGATAATACTAGTCGTGGTGGTAATAGTATAGATGGAACTTCTGGTTCTTGGACATTTCAAGAAGGTGCTAATAATCTATTCCTATTAAATAACGGAACTGGAAAGAAATATAAAATTAATTTAACAGAGATGTGAAATGAACTTAAAAACTTATAAGAATTGGTTAAGGGAAAATGTATTTGAAGGAGCTCATGCAAAGAAGTCACCAGAACTATTGAAAGAAGCATATTCGTTTTTTCCAAAAGATGAAAAGACTATTAAGAGTACCTTGAAAGATGCTGATTGGTCAAAAGAAAAGATTGCAGATGTTGTTTCTCTTTTTAATTACTTAAAGAAAAAAGACGAAACCCCTATCAATTGTGATTTAGCTACGAGCGGTAATGTGAATGTTACTCGAACATTACAAGGTAGTCAAAGCATTGATAATATCATATCTAATTCTGGTATATCTACATTTAAAATTAAATGGGGTAATGGTTCTTCTGGAAATCGTGGCGCTAATAACAGAGGGAATGCTTTTGAAAAAGTATTTGCAGATTCGTTGTTTGCATGGTTTGAGGAAGGGGATGACGCTGTAAAGGATGCAAGTATATTAGCTGCAATACAGGATTTGGATAAAGAATATGATCTTTCATCATCAAAAGAAATTTGGATTGATGTTGTAGGTGGAGAGAATACTAAAAGACCTTTGAAGTATGGTAATAAGATTGTTTTAACAAATACAAAAGGTAGTGGTTATGACATTGGAACTAGTGTTACCGACATAACTGTTACAACTGATAAAGGCAAAAATATTTATTTAAGTCTTAAACTTGGTGGTACTACTACATTCTTTAATGTTGGTATTAGAAAGAAATTAACACAAGCTGAAATAGATAAAGGACAAATAAAAGATAAAGATGGTAAAGCTTTATTGAAAATGTTTGGTATTAATAACAAAAGATTTTGTACTATTTTTAATGATAAAGTAAAAACAAAAGGCGGTAAAGTAACTACAAAACCTGATGAAAATTTAATTCAAGGATTATTGCAATCAGGTATTGGTTACGGTTATCATGTTATTCATCAATTGAAGGGTAAAGTAATATCTAAGAAAATGGATAGTAAAGCGATGAAAGCAGCTGCTAAGGTTGGTGCTTGTACGGTTTACTATGGTGGAAAGACAGGTAAAGGTAAACGAATAGATATGGAATTTAAATCTTCTTACTATACATTTAAACTTAATATCAGAGATACACAAGGTAAGGATGGTTATCCTACACGAATGATGTGTGACTTTAAAAACAATTAATATGTTAACATTTAAAGAATTATTAAATGAAGATAAAAATACGCACATGGAGCACCTTGAAGATGAGATCATCAACAATGGTGTTAAAGGTGCAACTACAGTAGTACAGTTCTTAAATTCCTTGAAAGATATGTTATCTGGTGGAAAAAGTAAGACTAATATTACTGTAAAGTGGGATGGAGCCCCAGCAGTATTTGCTGGTATCAATCCAGAAAACGGTCAGTTTTTCGTTGCAACAAAATCGCTTTTTAATAAGACCCCCAAGATAAATTATACAGTAGCAGATATTGATGCTAATCACGGTTCGGGTGGGCCTTCAGATAAACTAAAAGTTGCATTGAAATATTTACCTGATCTTGGAATGAAAGGTATCTATCAAGGTGATATGATGTTTTCTAAAGGTGATTTAAAACAAAAAACTATTGACGGTGTTAGTAGTTTAACATTTACTCCTAATACTATTACCTATGCTGTACCCGAAGATAGTGACTTAGCTTCTCAAATGAGAAAGTCACAAATGGGAGTGGTATGGCACACAAAGTATACAGGAAACACGATTGAATCGTTGTCAGCTCAGTTTGGTGTTGATTCAAATATTTTTACTAAAACTAAAAATGTTTGGTTTGCCGATGCGTATGTTGATACTACAAACTCAGCTACTTTTACGCCAGCAGAAACTAAGATATTACAGAAAAGAATAATT